CTTTTCTTTAAGCATTGACAAATTATTATTACCGGGCGGCAAAGGTGAATCTCCATCATCATTTATTTTCATTAGATTATAAATATTCTGCCATGCTACCGCTTCTATTGCCATGTATGCGTAATCTGATGCAGTTTCTTCGTCAAAGCCGCAGATGTTCATCAGCGTGCGCTTATCAGTATCAAAGTTTATGCCTTTTAGCTTTTTGCTTAGTATTTTATTGGTTTTCTCGTCCATGCTGACGTTATCAATTAATCTTTCTAAGCTCTCACCTGCGTTATATGCTCCGGTAAGCAGTGAAATTAAAATCCGCTTACCGTGGACGTTTACGGTGTATGTAGTTTCTTCTTTGACGCAGTCTGCGTATACTTTACCGAAAATGTCTTTAAGAAGTGAAGGGTATGTAACCTTTAGTGTTTCAGCGTTGGTGACGGAAACGGCACGGGAGTTGCTTGCACCGATTATACGTATGGATTTGTATTTCGTGTCGGCGAGCAGCTCCTCTCCGTGCTTTAAAATATCCGCTTCCATTATGGAAGCGCGGTCTTGAAGCTCCGATATAGTTGATTTTAAATCAACGTATTCATCGACTTTTGTTCTGATGTCAGTCATTAAATTCCTCCTTTAAGCTGTCGGCACAGACGGGGCAGATGTCTAAGCTCCCCATAACGCCGCGGATTGATATAGCCTCGCGTACATCACCGCAAATACGGCACTTGGGTATACTTTTTCTGATTGCGATAATCCCGTCCTTATATTCGAGCTCAACCGCCTCACCGCCTGTTATACCAAATTCAGCAGCAAGGTCTTTAGGTATAGTAATTGCGCGATTTTTTGTGACTTTTTTGAACCTTTTCATAAGATACTCCTTTATTAAATAGTATAAATTAACCGGAACGCCCGGAATAAAAACTTTTTTTTTTAATCTTCGCTTTCCCAAAATTCACCCACGATATATGACAACGACATAACAATTACGCAGATTCCAAGAATAATTAAAGCAATATGCTCGGGGATTTCATCGTGATATGCTAAATCTCCAAAAAAGCTTGCTACAATAATTGAAATCCATATTAAAGCAAAGCAAATGCTTTTTCTCACTATAAACGCTCCAGTCCGGAAAGGTTCATGCGCATTGCTTTTGCCATTGCAGAAAGTCCCGATAAGTCATAACGCTTATTATCAAAAGCATTAGCGAATAATCTCACCGCTCCGCGTATTCCTTCTGCTGTCTGCGCGATTTTATGTAGAAAAGTCAGCTCTTTTTCCTGTCCTTCAAGAAGTGGGAAAAGCAATGCAATGTCTTCCGGCTTCACATCTTTTGTTTTAAAGAACGGACGCTGCCAAACGCGGTTATTGACCTGTCTATAAACTTCCTTGCTTTTACCCTCTATTTTCTCTCTGATTCCGTTATTTCCTACAAGAGCCACACCCATTGTCTGACCTTTTGCGTCGAAGTAGTCTGCGAATGAGCGCAGAGTTTCGATTGAATGATACGGCAGGAGCTGAGCCTCGTCAACTATAATAACCATGCCGTCGTGGAGCTTTTGCGTAATAGCAATCCATAAATCGTCCATGCCGCGCTCAATTGAAACGCCGAGCTCGGAGGCGATAAGCTTCAGCACTGCGCGGGTAGATTTACAACAGGGGTTAATTGTAATTACAGCGCAGTTATTTGGATAATCTTTCGCAAACTGCCTAACTGCTTTAGTTTTACCGATTCCCGCGTCGCCTGTTGCGACGGTGAATCCGCCTTTAATCTGACATGAACGAATAGCTTCATAAACCGCCTGCGAAATAGAAGTAGGAACGTAATCTACCTCTGAATATGTATCCTGTGCAGCTGATTTTGTTTCAAAGTAGGCAAAAATCTTATTGAAAACATTATCGTAATTTCCTTTATATGAGCCACTTTTGATTGCGCTCATTACGGATGCGCTGACACCGATGAGCTCCGCCGCCTTGTTTGCACTTCCGCATGACTCAGCTAATGCCGAGAACCTCTCTAATGCAATTTGCCTTTTTTCATTGAAATCCATAGTATTAATCCTTTCCCATTCGTATTTTTGCATTTTTATTTAAAGCCGTCCAGTCTATTTCTACTATTTCAGCGACCTGCGGCTTTTCGCGCTTGACCTTATCTGATATTACCGGGGTAAACTTCGCGGGGTGTTCGATGCTGTAGCTTTCTAAGTTACGCGCTGCACGTTCACATTCGAGTGCGAGCATATCAATTTTTTGCTCTGAGGTTAGTCCGTCAGTAATTCCTTTACTGTATGCTTTAATGCTTTTAAGAACGTGGGATTTAACGCGCTCTGATTCTGCTATGTCTTCGGGGTTATCAGCGATATAATCAACAATCAGAGCTTCATCAAGATAACAATTGAACATATATTTATCTTCAGAGCGGCTATATACTCTGACCTCACGCGCGTCTGACGGGTCATAGCGGACATAGACTTCCGTTCCTTGGTGCTGCCAGAGCTCGTCGCGGGTGTACCATAGATTAACACCGGAGAATGTAGCATATACGCCTTTACGTCCAATTTTCTGATAACGACTGACACGTGCAAGTAATAAAGATAAATCATCAGCGGCTGCTTTTCGGAACTGCGTATTTTTTATACTCGAATTCCAAACCTCAATACGGCTCATTCCGCTATAACACCGCTCTTTACCGCCGTAAGCGTCCATATTGAAGCCGCCGTTTATAAGGGTTGAAATAACATTTCGTATTTCTGCATCTGTCGGAATATCACCGCGCTTCAAGGTTGCTTTTAAGCTTTCGGGACGTTCGGTTATATTTCCGCCACAGAAAGTTGAAAACTGCCGTGATATTTGATTCTTAAAAGTTCCAAAAGTCCGCTCGATTGGTTTTGCTTTTGCGTTGCAAACCTGCGCATTACGCATTTCTATATCAAGCAGGTCAAGAATTGTTGGCGGCTGTTCGTCTTTATTCCAGTTTTTTCGGGTACGGTGTCCGCGACCGCCGATGTCGTGCGTAAGAAACTCAGAGCCGTTATCAACGTAGATGATTTTAGGCAAACCGTGCTTTAAAATTCCGTCGCGCAAGGCAAGCAGTGTAGAATAAGATGATGGATTTTCAGTTATATTAAATCCGACAATCACGCCGCTTTTAACATCAATGAACGCTGTTAAGTACAATCTATGCCGCTTTCCTTGCTCTCCCTCAGTAATAAAATCAAAAGTATGGTTATCGCTAACCCAAACATCATTAGCTTCTAAATCGTCATAAAGACGCTCTGTATACGGACAGTGGTTATCTTTCAGAGCCTTTTCGCCTTTCCTGCATAAAGTAATTATAGCTTCCGGGAGCTTTTTTACTTCTCTGCGAAAAGTGTTTTCGCTTAAAATTAATCTAATATCATCGGGATAGAATTTTTGAGTCCATTCGCGCACTGCGCGATAGCATTGACTTATTGTTGGCTGTCGGTCATCGAGATAAAACCACATGAAAGCGTCAAGGATATGCTTTGGTGTACCGCTACTTCCTTTATTCCAACCGCCGCGTTTTTCTATAAGCTCGTCATAATTTTTCTCTTTATACGCCTTATACTTTCTATATAGGGTCGGAAGAGAAATTTCAAGCTCCGGGTGCTGACGCTTTATATTATCAATAAACATTTCGTCTAAGCCTTTTTTATCCTCGCTCATATCATGAAATAACCGCCACTGCTTGATTATTTTACTCCATAAAGCTATTTGCTCACGCTCGGCATCAGAATATGTACAGAGAGGACGCGGAGGCTTATCGTATTCTTTTTCGCCGCAGGCACTGAGCTTGCTGTAGTATTTTCGCTGAAGGTTTTCCGGGAGCGACGACACGGGGATTATATATTTGTTGGTGTCGTCTTTTACGGCTTCCAGTTTTTGGTTGGATATAAGTTTTCTAATATTATGTTCACCGCAACCCTTTAACTCTGCAACTTGTAAAGTAGTTAAGTAATTACTCATTAAGTTAAACTCCTTTTAAAAGAGTGTTTTAATATTGTTAAAATGATGTTTTAATGATTATGCTGATTCAAGTCTTACGCATAAGGCGAATTCGTCGCAGGCAGATTTATGCTCGTCGCAGTAACGTCCGCCCCATACCCCGCATTTATCATAGTCTAAATTCCAAACTACGTATTGCGTCGTAATCATTTTAGATACTGCCTTCGCCATCGCGCTGTCCCGCGATATTGCTACGATTTTATATCCTTGAATTATATCGCCGATTCTGATAGGTCTATTAAATTCCTTACTCACACCCTCACCTCCCCGTTCACAAGCTCATCAAGTGAATAGTTAAGTGCTTTAGCTAATTTCCGAGTAAGCGCAAGCGAAGGAATCTTCTCGCCCTGTTCTATGAAATAAATCATAGATTGATTGCAACTAATTCGTTTTGCAAGTTCTGATTGTGACAAATCATACTGCTCACGCCTGCGCCGGACTCTTGCCCCTAAATCTTTCATACTACCTCCTTATGTATAATAGTGTTTATCTCAATCTGTTTATCAGTCACACGAGCGGCAGCTCGAAGCGCATCCCACGCGGTCGCTACTTTCGGTTGCACCCGCAAAACATTCATAAACTCAGAGAGCTCCTCCGGTGTACCTTTTATAATAAGCTCCATAAGATTCACCTCAATTTATATTTGAGTTTTTGTTTGTAGTCAGCATTTTTCTGCTCTATTGCTTCTTTTTCTTCATCGCTTAACGCTTCCCATTTAAAATATCTTATATCTTTCTCGTATTTTGATATAATCGACAGTAATTCTTCCCGCGCCGCAGATATTGGTGTTACTATATTTTCGTGTTCTTTTTCGTGTTCTTTGAGACTTCCGCAAATAAAATCATATTCTTCAAGCGTTATATTGCCATAACCGTAAGCTTCTTGGGCATCTTCGACGCTCGAATATGTTTCAAGCTCTTTTAAGCGATTATTTCGCTGCAGTTGCTCAGCTTCATATTTACGATTTAAAGTATTTAAGGGAGCTTGTAGACGTTTTATAAGTTCTTCACGCCATGCTATTTCAAGATTTTTCATGATGCTTTTCCTCCTATAACAATCCCTTATCAGTCAGTATCTTCTTTATATCTTCAAAACAATGCCATGTTACATCATAGACATCTTCAAGCAGGTTTGAATGAGCGATTTTACTTTTTTCTAAGCTTACATAAGTATCTTTAGCAGAGTCGAGATTAGTTGAAGGTGACATCAAATTTATAACATTAATTGCCTCAACTAACCGCTTCGATTCTTCTTTTACTTTGTAAAAACGCAGAAAATCTTGAACGAAATTCTCGTCACCGCAGAGAGCCTTTATTGTTTCTTTAGTTAACATGATATTTTCCTCCTACCTGCGTGGTCGGGGTTGTGACCGACCCTCCCGAATTACCCGCCCATAGGCGGTCACTCTGCGATTAAAATTCAAGCTCTGCCATAACTTCGTCTATTTCTTCGGGTTTATCTACGACATCGCTCAGCCAGTCAACTATTTCATCTTTCATACCATCTACACAATAATCGTCGCCGTGTTTTATTATTGCTTCGTGAATCATAAACTGACATCTTTCTATGAGTTTTTCTATTTTTATCATAGCTTCCGTCCTTTCTGCCGAATTAGCCTCTGGCTCGGTTTTAATTGCACTCTTGACAAATTCTCACCCTATGTTATAATAAAGGTGGATAGGTGTGCGGGGTATGATTACCATAGTAATATTATATCACGCTATAGCGCGATAGTCAATACGCAATCGCTATATTGCGCGATATTTAGTAGTATTCACAAAAAAATACCCTGCATTTTGTGCAGGGTGCATAAAGAAAGGAAATTTAAAATGATATTTCAAATAACTGATAAAAGCAAAAAGGCTGTTTTCGACCTTCTTTGTGATGTTAAATATAGCAGAGCAACTGACTTTTTCAAAAATATACCCAAAGGAATGAACCAATCCGACTACGAAAATGCCTGCGAATACATAGTAAAATCTGAACTAATCAAAGGTTTATCGTTTAAACGTAATGTTGAAGGAAAGGTTCTGATTGACGGTATAATCGGAAATTTAGAGCTAACTGAAAAAGGAAAAAACGAAATAGATTATCTAAGTCAATCATAGATAGTTATATTTGCCGGAATATTTAATGTAACCGTTGTTGTATCTTCCGGTAAAATATTTACATTGCAAGCAATGGCACCCTTTATTTCCATGTCGTCAATAAAAATTTTCCTCTTGCTTATCCTAACATGGTGTACATTTTCCATCGGTTCTCTCGTTTTCATTATAAATCCTCCTAAAAATATTTGATAGTTATATTATATCACGCTATTTAGTGATTGTCAAGAAAGATTTATGAAAGTAGGTGTCTCAGATATATAATTCAGAAAAAATAGCGGATTTAATAAGAGATACCGCTAAAAATAAAAATATTGTGATTAAAACAATGCTTTTAGATTGTGGATTAGGTTCTAATGCAATTTCAAATCTACGACACGGTAAATTTATTGCTTCTGATAGCCTTGCTAAAATCGCTGATTATCTTGATGTTTCTGTTGATTTACTCTTAGGAAGAAATACAACGCATTGCGATGAAGACGAATCAAAATTATTAAAAGCCTACAGGAAGCTCGAAGCTGTACAGAAAGGCAAGCTCTTAGAAAGAGCTGAGACCCTCGCAGAGCTCTCCGATGATGAAGCTGAAAGAATCAAATTAAGACAAAAGAAAAAATCGCTAAAGCTTCCGTCCCCACCCCAAGAAGTAATAGAAGCAATTGATAGTGCAGATTTTTCTACATTTGAAGTAGTCGGTTTATATATACAAGAATTTGATTTACCTGTCTCAGCGGGTACGGGTTCTGATATAGAAAATATTCAATCTGAGCCGATATTTGTAGAGCCGAGCGATGATGTTAAAAAAGCCGATTTCGTTTTACGTATATCCGGTGACAGCATGGAACCGCTCTATTATGACGGTGATAGGGTATTTGTAGAAAATGCAGATGTTTTAGATATTGGTGAAATCGGAATATTTATTTATAAAGGAGAATCATTTATAAAAAAATATATAGATGGGGAACTAATTTCATTAAATCAAAAGTATCCGCCAATAAAAATAACTGAACCCGATAGCTTTTTCTTTAAAGGGAGAGTACTCGGTAAAGTTGAAGTAATAAAATAGCATTAAAGGATTTTTAAGATGACAGAAAATGATAAAAAAATAAATCTTTCAAAGAAAAAGTTAATAAAAATTATAGTAGTTTTAGTGATTATTACAGGATTAATATTTGCAATATATTACGAATCATATGGCGATATTAATTATAATTCCGTTTATAATTCTACTTTGGGTATTTCAATTTCAATTGGAATGAAAAAAGAAAGAGTAGATAAATTATTAGATAATCCATTAGTTAATAGTTATGGATATTATACATACGACAAAGGAAACCTTTGGATTACATATGAACATGGTAGAGTTAAAAGAATTTCAGTTGTTGGCGGTAGATGGAGAGTTGAAGGACGACCCGGTGTAGGGTATGGTTCTGATAAAGAAATGTGGTTAATGATTGCGGAACGCGACGAAAAGATGGAATATAACGAAGAACTTGATTATATAAGTTTTTATGTAACAAGAAGAAGAATAGTTTCAAGAGATAACCATAAATATTCAATTTCTATTTTCTTTAGAGATAATAAAGTTGGTCATATTATAATTAGTTGATAATTCTATTTTTTATATAAACTCGTCTACTTGTGATATATGCACAAGTAGACGAGTTTATTTTTGTTTAAAATGCGAATTGATATTACTATAGTAATAAATGTTATGCTTTAACCAACTAAAAATAAAATGGTGAAAAACATGGATATTAACACAATTCTCGGACTTATAGCCACCTCCGGCGTCGGAGTCATAGGATTTTTCTTGAAACGGCATATCGACCGTGTAGATAAGTGCGAGAAAAAAATAGAGGAATGTGCAAAAAAAGAAGAAATCACAGCGATAAATAATCGCATGGATAAATTTGAAAATAAAATTGACGATTTAAGAAATGATTCAATGCGCCGCGAAGACCTTGTTCGGTATTTTGTAGATATAAATAAAAAATTAGACGATATAATAAGAGGAAATTATGACAGAAAATAATCTTTTAAATAAAATGCGTCAAGAACGCTTTTTTATAAACAACAGAACAGTGCTTCAGTCAGTAAATGTTTTACGTGAGAAGTATGTTTCTTTAAATGATTTATCGCTTGCGCTTTTCCCCGAAATCGGTGAAAATGAGTTCCGCGACTGCGTTAATTATCTCACAGAAGGAGAATATATACAGTCGCGCGATAAAAGCTCAAAAGAATCTGCGACGCTCGCAGATATTGCGATTGATAAACTCGAAAGCAAGCTGACATATGAAGGAATACAGCTTCTTTCCGGTAAAAGAAAAGATGCTTGCATTGATGGGTATCAGTAATGAGCAGGAGAAATAAGAAAAATCGCGAGCCTAATCGCGCATATGGTAAAATTCAAAGCTTGCCTGCGGATATACGCGAAGCGGTTGACGAAATGCTTCGGCTTAATTACCGATACCGCGAAATTATTGATTTTATTCGCGATAATACAGGTGTTGAGGTTGATAGCTCTATGGTTTGCCGTTATGCACAGCGGCTTAACGCTAATTTAAAAGAAATCCGTATATCGCAAGAAAATATGCGGGTTTTAATGGAAGAAATTAACCGTTACCCGAATCTTGACAGCTCTGAAATTATAGTGCGTTTGCTTAAAAATCGTGTGTTAGAAGCTATAAGTAATAGTTCTATTGAAAACTGGAAAGATATTGACCCGCTGGAGCTCATCGACAAGTCGGCGAAGCTGATGCGCGTTGCTACTTATAAAAAAGATGTTGATAATAAGATTAAAAGCATAACAGATATAGCTTTAGATAGCTTAAAAGCTGATATAGCTGATATGCAGAAAGATAAACCAGAGCTGTATAAAGAATTTGTTGATTATCTTAAAAATAAATCGGAGGCGTAAAATGTTTATTTTACACGTTTTAGACGGTAAAGAGCATGATATAATTGATAAGCTCAAATGGCTTAAAACATTAAAAACATATGCGCCTAAAGAAAAAATAATATTCCGTAAAGGCGGAGTATGGCATGAAGAACAAAAAGCTATATTCCCCGGATATATTTTTATTGAGGAAAGTGAGCATATAGAAAAACTTTCACCGTGGATGTATTACAGATTGATTGAAATAAATGGCGTTCTGCGCGTTTTGGATAGATATAAGCCGCTTTCTGAAAAAGAAGCGGGCAAAATAAGAAGTATCGCAAAAAACCTTGATATGTGCAAAGCAAAATTTGAAAACGGTGTTCTTATTTCACTTCATGGATGGATTGAAGATTTTGATTATAAGATTATCAAATATAGCAAGCGTCAACGTAAGGTTTTAGTAGAATCTACGATTTATGGTGAACCCGTTCGTCATAAATTAAGCGTTGATATTATTTAACCAACATAGTGTTTTTCCTTTTACAAGTTTCGGCGTAAAGGCAGCGCGGTTGATTCGCTCCCGCGCTGCCCAGCTGAAACAAACACGCGAAATAAATTCGGAGTTTAACCCGAAATGGCGAAGCACGTACCGAAAAGACTGTTTTAAAAATATAAAATAAGCGTTTAAACACAATTAAAATGCTGTTTTAATAGAAATTAAATTGTAAGGAGCTTGTAAAGTGCTATGAAAAATAAATCTCAAAGCTTAAACAGGCTCAGCAGCTTACTACCCGCGTCAGAAAGTTCTAATTCTCCGGTAAGCGGACTTGAAATACTGTGTAAAATCTTTCTTGAAACGACTGACCCTGTAAAAAGAGAGCGCGCAGTTCGTAAATTTATCAAGCAACGCGGAGATTTTAACGCACTTATTGAAAATAACTTCGCGATGCTAATAACAGAGACTGAGCAGGCTCTTTTGAAAATGTCTGTAGGATATGAAGTAACTGAAAAGACAATTAAAACTACTTCAAGAGGGCGTTTTATAGAAGAGCGAACACGCTATATTCCTTCGAATCAAAAAGCGGCGGAATTTATTTTAACAAATATAAAACCAAAAAAATATAGCGCGTCTCCTAAGTTGGAAGAAAATAACGAAGGCTTAATCGAGGAGCTCATGGAGGCATTTAAAAATGTCAGATAAAATAGCGTTTACTTTGAAGCAAAAACAATTAATGTCGCTTTTTAAGCATGGGAATTTGAAGCGCATTAACATTCTTGAAGGCTCTGTTCGTAGCGGTAAAACATGGATTAGTCTTGTATTATGGGCTTTTTGGGTAGCTACTCAGCCTAAAGAGCATCTTTACATGATGTGCGCTAAGAGCCTTCAAACATTAAAAAGAAACTGCCTTGAAATTCTACAGAGTATGGTTGGTAAAAAGAATTTCACTTATTCCCTCTCAAAAAAAGAGGGTGTTTTATTTGGGAGAAAAATTCTGCTCGAAGGCGTAAATGACGCGCGGGCTGAAAATAAAATACGCGGCACGACACTTGCCGGAGCTTACTGCGATGAGCTGACGCTTTTCTCAGAAGATTTCTTTAGTATGCTTTTATCGCGATTATCGGTTAAGGGTGCGAAGCTTATCGGTACAACAAATCCCGATAATCCCACTCACTGGCTTAAAAAAGAATATATAGACAATAAGCATAAGCTTGATATGCTTACAATGCAGTTTTTAATTGACGATAATACTTTTCTTGACCCTGAATATGTCAAAAATCTTAAAAAAGAATTTACCGGAGTTTTTTATGACCGTTTTATTTTTGGGCTTTGGGTTGCTGCCGAAGGTGCGATATATCGTTATTTCAGCGAAAATAAATCAGAATTTATTGTCGATGATTTTAACCCGAAGGAAATCATGTACGCCGTCATCGGCGTTGACTTCGGCGGAAACAAATCTGCTCATGCGTTTACTTGCGTAGGATTTACGAGAGGCTATAAAAAAGTTGTTGTACTTGATGAATATTATAAAAAAGGTTCGGACGTAAGCTCTCCAACGGCTCTTGAAAATAACTTTGTCGATTTTGTTAAACGCTGTCAAGAGCGATATAAAATAGCTGATGTTTTTTGCGATAGTGCTGAAGTTCTTCTTATAAAAGGTTTTAAAATTGCCATACAAAAAGCAAGATTGCCGATAAATATTAGAAATGCACGCAAGATGAGAACAACTCGTCGCATTGGTTTAATTACGCGGCTTCAAAGTTCAAATAGATTTTTTGTTAATAAAAAATGTGTTAAACTTATTGAAGCTCTTGAAACTGCGGTGTGGAGCGATAAGGTTATGGCTGACGAACGTCTTGATAACGGCACGACTAATATAGATAGCTTAGATGCGCTTGAATACGCAGTAGAGCAATTTGAAAGAGAGCTTTTAGTTATGGAGGTATAACTTGAATATAATCGAAGCTGTGAAAGGGTGGTTTTCTAAAATGACAGCGTTTAAAAGCGTTAAAACCGCATTAAAAGATAAAAATATACCCGCTCTTGACGGTTATTATGAAAACATTAAAAAGTGGGAAAAGATTTATAAGGGTGATAGTGATTGGAAAATCGTTTCACGTGGCGGAATCAAAGGCGGAACGCGGGAGATAAATCAGATGAACGCCGCTAAATTCGTCTGCAATGAGCTTTTAAAGCTTACTTTCTCTGAGCAGGTTAATATTTCAATTTCAGATGAAGAGCTAAAAAAATATATAGATGATGTTCTACAGCAAGGTGGTTTTTGGAAATCATTCCCGGAATTGCTTGAACGATTTTATGCACTCGGCGGCGCGGCATTAAAAGCCTATATAGATAACGGAAAAATAAGGCTTGACTTTGTTCCTGCAACGAGATTTATTCCGGTGTCGTGGGACGATGTGCAAATTACTGCGGGGATTTTCGTTTCGTCAATCACTAAAAACGGAAAAAGCTATAATTTGCACGAATATCATAGCTTTGAAAACGGAATAGAAGTAATTGAAAACTATATATATCACGTTAATAGCGGTTCTGAAACACCTGTTAAATGCAGACTATCTGAAATTTATCCAAATTTAGAAGAGCGTATAGAAATTAACGGGCTTTCAGCTCCTACATTTGTTTATTTTAAGCCGCACTTAGCGAACAATATAAACTTCGATACACCGCTTGGTATTTCTGTTTTTGCTAATGCAGTAGATACGCTGAAAGCGTTAGATATTGTTTTCGATAGTTTTATGCGTGAATTTATTTTAGGTAAAAAGCGCATTATCGTTCCTACATCAGCAATACAAATACAATACAACGAAACAGGAATTGCAAAAACATATTTTGATACCAACGATGAAGTTTACCAAGCGTTCAGAACTGACGATACAGAAAACTTGAAAATAATTGATAATACCGTAGAATTGCGTGTAGATGAGCATATATCAGCGATAAATAATCTGCTTGACATATTATGCGCTCAAACAGGTTTATCAACCGGAACGCTCTCTTTTGATTCGGTACAGGGTGTAAAGACTGCGACAGAAATCATCAGCCAAAACAGCCAAACATACAGGACGGTAGCAGGTCATCAAAATTTAATCAGAGAAGCTATTGAAGGATTAATTACTTCGATTATAGAACTTAGCGTTAATACTGGAAAAATAACTAACAGTGAATATAAAATTAACATAAAATTTGACGATAGCATTATTACAGACAAAAATACTGATATTGAAAATGCAATTAAATTAAATGCTTCCGGACTTATATCAAAAACTGATGCAATGATTAAAATATTCGGTTATGATGAAAAGACTGCAAAAGAAAAATTAGAGGAGATAGTAGCTGAAAAGCGCGTAGAAATAGGAGATTTTAAGCTACTTGATGTATTATCATGAATAGACTTGAAACGCTAAAATTATCAGAACCGTTAATTGATACCTATATCGAAATAGAACGTGATTTAATGGTAAAAATTGCAGAGCAGCTTGGTTCCGGTCTCGGAATAAACAGTAGTACCGAATGGCGTATCAAAAAACTCGCAGAGCTCGGCAGTCTATCACGCGAAACTATTAAAATAATCACGGATTCAATAGGTGTTGCATCGGAATTACTGACGGACTCTCTTTTAAAATCAGCTGAAAGCACACTTGAATGGCTTGATATTTCTTCTGATGAAAAGCGCATACTTATGCAGGATATTATAGATGGAAATACTCAGACATCTATATCATCAAGTATGATTCAAACGCTTCAAAACTATGAAAGTCAAGCGCGTGATAAACTTAATCAAGTTAATACCGTTATGCAGTTTAAATCCGATAGTTCTTACGTCAACGCCGTTAATGATATTTGGTATTCGTGGAGTCGCGAAGAACGCCGAGAGCAATCGGAGCTGGTAAACAAGGAAGATTATTTAAACATAATTAATGCGAACACTGCATCAGTTGTTACCGGAAACACGAGCAGTCAAGCGGCTGTACGTCAGACGATTTTACAACTTAAAGAAAAAGGAATTCCTGCTTTTATTGACAAGTCCGGTCGTGAGTGGTCGCCGCAGGCGTATATTTCAATGGTTATACGAACGACCGTAAATAACGTAGCGCGTGAAACTCAGTTCAATTATATGCGTGAGAATGGACTTGATATAATGCGTATTTCAAGGCATGATAACGCTCGACCGCTTTGCTTACCATTTCAAGGAAAGCTTATCAGTATAAGCAATAGTAGCGGTTTTATTGAAGACGCTCTGGGAGAAATGCACGAATTTATACCGCTTGACTCTACAAGTTACGGCGAACCTGCGGGACTATTCGGTATTAACTGCGGACATTTCGGATTTCCCGTACATGAAAAAGCGTTTTATCCTAAAGTTGAACCCGTTACCGACGAAAGCGATAAGGAATATAAGCAGGCAATCGAAGAGCGCGAGCGTAAGTGGAATGTAAAAGAAAACGAAGTGCTCGCAGAAATGTTCAAAGCAATAGGTGACAAGGAATACGCTGACATATACGATGAAAAAGCACAACAGGCTAAAAAATAATTTTAACACCATTAAAACCCGTTTTAAACAGCCTTTAAAGGCTGTTTTTAATATTGCAAAAATTAAATGAAAGGATATTTTATCATGGACAATGAAAATTTAAAACAAGACATCTCGGCAGAAGAACCGGAAGCAAATGAACCTGTACCTTCGGAAGAAACGTCTAAACAGGAAGACACTCTGCCGTCTGCAACGGTAGACGAATCGTCAAAAAAAGAAGAAACCAAGCCACCCGATTTAAGCGCGGAGCTCAAATCTGCAAACGAACGTGCGGAATCGGCAGAGCAAAAAGCCGAGGTTCTCGGCATGGGCGTAAAACTGGAAGCGGTCGCAGACGTAATTACGCTCGCAAAAACAAGACAAAACGATAAGACGACGTTTCAACAGGCAGTTGCGGCGGTGCTTGAAGCATACAAAGACTTTAAAGTAACACCGCCTTTTACAACAGGCACAAGAACAACAGGCGACGATACACATGAAGACGACGCGCAAGTGCGCAAAACTATGGGCTTACCGCCTATAAAAAATAATTAAAGGAGAATCGAAATGGCAAACAGTATTACAACTTTCAAAAAATACATAGACAAGCTTGATGAAGTCTATGCAGTAGGCTCGTGCGCGTCGGTACTCGATGGCGACACCTCTTTAATTCAAATTGGCGCGAACGCCGGGGAAATCCTAATTCCTAAAATGGAAATGGACGGTTTAGGAGAATACAGCCGCTCAGACGGAGCTCCAAGCGGAGATATTTCGCTAACAATGCAGACCAAAAAATGCGACTACGACAGAGGGCGTAAGTTTTCCGTTGACGCAATGGACAACGAAGAAACAGCAGGGCTCGCTTTCGGTAAGCTTGCAGGCGAATTTATCAGAACAAAAACAACACCGGAGCTTGACGCCTATAGGTTCGCTACTTATGCAGGTATATCCGGTATACAATCAGCGAGCGGCACGTTTACTGTAGGCTCGGAAGTACTTGCCGCACTTTCTAATGCGAGTCTCGCGCTCGATGAAGCTGAGGTTCCTATGGAAGAGCGTTATTTATTCATTACGCCGACACTTCTCAGAATGGCGATGAACGTAACGGCTGACATCAGCGCGAAGAAGGAAGTGCTTGACACTTTCAGCCGGGTAATTAAAGTTCCTCAGACAAGATTCTACACAGGCATTGACTTGCTTGACGGCAAAACTACCGGAGAAGAAGTCGGCGGTTATAAACCTGCGGTAGGCGACTTTAAAATCAACTTCATGGCGATTTCAAAGTCGGCAGTTATACAATACACAAAGCACGGTGTAAACAAAATCATAACTCCCGAGTTAAATCAAGCGTCTGACAGCTGGGCGTTCCACTACCGCGCTTACGGCATTGCAGAAGCTTTTGACAATAAGGTTAAAGGCATTTATTTGCACCGCGATACTACTGCGGTAACGGCATAAGGAGGTACGCATGAAAAGAGTAGGACTTGGAGTAGCAACGGAAACAGAAAACAAAAAAGCTATTCAAAACGAAATTAAAGACCTTCCTCAAAATGAAGGCGCGCCGAATGACCCGCCCGCCGATGAGGGAGACGCAAATGGGTGACGCTTTAATTAACGAGCGCGCAAAAGACATTGTAAACGCTGCTACAGGTTGGCAAATCAGTAATATCGCTGATTTGCCTCCTATTTTACAGGAACTTGTTAATAAAGCGATTACAGCTCAGGCAGAGTTTATTACCGCAAACGGTGGAATTGATTATTTTACCGATAATACTAACTCAGTGTCGCTCGGAAGCTTCAGCTATACCAAAGGCAACAGCGGAGCTGCCGCCACAGGTAAAAGACAATCACTGCTCTGTCAGCAGGCGGAAATGTATCTTGAACAAACCGGATTAATGTATCGCGGCGTAAGTGTGAGGTGATTTTATGAAACCGATTCCGCGTATGTTATTAATTCATACGGTAACGGTTTTATCCGATATTTCAAAAGACACGTGGGGAAATGAGACGTTCGGAACTAAAACTGTTATTTCAAATGTACGTATTGAGCCTAAGTCAAAGCTTATTATCGACAAACAAAATAATCAAGTTAAGATTTCGGGATTAATGTTTTATGACATGGTTAACAGTTCTCCGGCTTATTCTTTTGAAGAAACTGACAAAATCGAATTTCACGGAAACATGTATAACATCGCGTTTTTAAAAAAGCAGTACGACGCGAATAAGCTTCACCACTTAGAAATAGGGCTCGCGCTATGAAAGTAAAGCTTAACTTTAACACCCATGCGACCGTAGCGCGGATAAAATCGGCGGCGGATGCGGGACTTAATGCGGCAGTTGATACAGCAATGGAAGATACGTCTAAATATGTTCCACACGGTGAAACAGGAAATTTAAAAGCTTCGGGAATTATTCACAGAGAACCGGGTAAAGTGCAACTTGTATGGGAACAACCAGGAGCACGGTATCTTTACTATTCATTTCTAATGGTTTCACCTACAACTAAATCCGCATGGGCTAAAAAAGGCGAAAAGAAAATAATTAAAAAGCCTTTGAAAGAACTCAATTTAACAAAAGGCAGAAACTCAAAAGCGCGTAAGCTCTGGGCTCATTACGCTGAGAGTATTCACGGTGAACAATGGAAGGAAGTTTTACAGCGTGTATTTAAACTTAACATGGAGAAAGGCGGGAAGTAAATGCAAGCGCAGATGCAGGCAATTGAGGCAATTATAGCATTTCTTAAAACAAAGCTTGATTTTTCATTAAATATTGACGCGCTTCCCGTAAGCGAGGGTATATCGATAGAAATTATGCCCGGCTCGAGCGGAAAACCTTCGCTTAATTTAGAGTCGCAATTACGCACAATCCCGCTTTTATTCATGTCTAAGTATAAACAGCAGACGACAGCATTTGAAAATCTGCTATTAATCGGAAATTTACTAAGCAAAACTAAATTTTCTACGGTAATTTTTTCAAGTGATGTGCAGATTTTATCGGCAGAAGTCAAAACCGAAGCTTCGCTTGTCGGAAAAGAGGGTGATTATTGGATTTATTCAATGATTGCCGAAATAAAAATTAATTTTTAGAAAGGACTAAAAATCATGGCTTTAAATATTGAAATGAATCACGAAGTTACCTGTGAGATAGATTCAAACGGCGATGTCGGAACTCCAAATTATGTTGACATGACAAAAGCATTTGATAATATCGGAGTTATAATTAACGAAAATATTTTAACTACCTCATATCTTGCAGACGAAGGTTTTTCATCAAATGAAGTTGTAGGATTCTCACCGCAAGTAACATTATCCGGTCACTTCAAGCCCGACGACCCTGCTTGTCAATATCTTGCTTCAAAAGAATTTGAACTCGGAGCAGGGAGAAAATCATTAATTAAACTCCAGCGCGTCGGAACATTAATTAAATGTCCGGTAACACTAATAAATATCAATATTAGCGGTGGGCAAGCACAAGCTCCTAACGATATTAGCGTTACAATTGCATTTAACGGTAAACCGACAATGAGTCCGGCAGTGTCCGGATAATTTAATGTAAAAGGAAAATTACTATGAAAAATAATTCATTATCAAACCGCGTCGTAAAATCATTTAAGCTTATAGATAAGAACGGCGCGGTTATTGATACGATAACAATTTATGTCGAAATTGAAAATATTGCGACTATGTTTAATGCTCGGTTACAAATTTTAACAGAAGCTGAGCGCGAGCTTAGAAGAGCACAAAAAACTAAAAATACGATAGAATTCGATAAATCAGCAGAAAAATACGCAGTCGCAACAAAGGCATTTATAGAGCTTATTTTTGGTGATGAAAACACAAGCAAGCTATTTGATTTTTATGATAATAGATATATTGATATGGCTAAAGCTATCGCACCTTTTATTAAAAAGGAGTTACTTCCTGCAATAAATAATTACAAAAAAGCAAAAAAAGTAGAACTTAAAAACCAATTTAAATAGGTGTAATCATGCTAAATGAAATATATGACATTTCAAAACCGTTACCGGAAAGCATAGAATATAACGGTGTTAAATATCTTTTAAAACTCTATTTTAATAGGGTTTTAATGTTTTTTGATTTATTTAATAAAGATAGTATTTTAAATGATTCTGATAAATACGAAATTGGTTTTGAATGGTTTACAGAAAATGAAGGCTCTCTTCTTTCCGCGTTTGAAAAAGAAGAGTTTGTTAATCTTATTATTCAAAAATATGTAATTATATCGCGTCGTAGTGATAACGGTAGTAAAAAAATCGTTGATTTCGCACAGGATAGTGCATATATTTATGCTTCATTCATGTCAGATTACAATATTGATTTGTTAAATGAGCACGATAAGCTTCACTGGTGGAAATTCCGTGCATTGTTTGACGGATTATCAGAAAACAGCATAATTAAAAGAATAATGCAAATACGAGCTGCTGAAATACCTGTGTTAAATCAGCATAATTACAAAGAGATTGAGCATTTAACTCAGCAAAAATTGTATTATGCTCTTGAAATATCACAAGAAGAAAAAGAAAAGAATGTTGCTTCCGGCTGGGCTAAATTATTTGCAATAATGGAACAGCGAGCAAATTAAAAAGAAAGGTGGCTTCATGGAGTGGCTGACGGAAAAGTTACATATGAATTTGAGGCGGATTATTCCGGCTTAGAAAATGATGTTAAAAAAGCTGAAAAAATCGTTAGCGATAGCTCTGATGAAGTCGCTAAAAAGCAAAAGGAAAATGACAAAGAAGTTGCCGAAAGTGCGAGGCAAGCTACTGATGAAAAAGTAAAAGCTGTCACCGAAGGCAATAAGGAAATTGCTAAAAGCTCCGATGAAATCAAAAATAAGCTGTCTGCTCTTAATAAAGAATACGATGATAACAAACAGCATATTCAAAGCGTTAAAGAGGCAGTCAATGAATTAACAAAAGAAAAAAACAGTTTAGTAATGACATTGGAAAATGTTCCAAGCAGTTTTCCAAATTATAATAAATACGAGCAAGACCTTGAAAAAGTAAATAAAAAGCTTGAAGAAGCAAGATTTGCTTTAGCTGAATTTAACACAGAACAAACTACTTTAAAATTAAAAATTAAAGATACAGAACGCGAGCTCACAGGGCAGGCAAAAGGCTTGCAGAACGTAGCTGACAGCGCAAATAAAACAAAAACATCAACACGCGGAGTAACCACTGATTTAACCGCATTTATACGCGCAATTCAAACTGGAAATCTCTCTGTACAAACATTTTCGCGCGCACTCCTCGGAATCGCAGGTCCGATTGGCATTTTTGCGGCGGCTCTGGGTGGAGTTATAACATTAGTTAAAAAATTCAACGATGAAAAAGAGGAATCGAGGAAACGTCTCGACGCCGCTGCTCAATCACTTGCGCAGTCGTCGGAAGCTTCGAGGCGCGAATATGATGAACTTTCAAAACTCGTAAGAGAATACGAACGTCTCGGCTCACAAACTAATATTACGAGTGATGAAAAAAATAGTCTTGCAGAAATTCAAAATAAACTTAATAGCTCATTTCTTACGGAAGAGCAAAGGATTAATAATTCGACAAAAAGCTATAGAGAACAATTAATTTTACTCAGAGAAATTTCAGAATTAAAATTTGATGAAGCTATGAGAGCTGCAGAAGACTCGCATTTAGTTGCGTCGGGTGCATATTATGACATTCCAAATATGCGTCTTGAATTAGCTAAAGTTAATTGGAATTTTAGGCGTGACATAAGTAAGGCAAGTGAACAGGCAATTTTAGACTTATCAAATGAATTTGAAAATCTAAAAGCAAATCTTTTAGATGATGCAGGTGTTTCTGTTACTGTAACAGGAAATGCAAAAGAGCAACTTGACGCATTAATGGCTGTTAGACGTGCTTTAATACAAAATGGTGATTCATATTCTAAATTATTTGCAACTATTGATACAGCAATAACAGCAGCTGAAAAAACAACAAAAAATTATGTAGATGAAACTCGCAATTTAGCTGATATGCAACGTATTGCAAGCGGCGAAATAGAAGATGCTACAAATTCTATCGAAGAGCAAACTGATACTATAGAAAAGAATACCGATGTGCTCGAAGATAATCAGAAAGCCGCGCAAAATCTCGAATCATCAGCGCGTAGGCTTTCCAACGCTTTTGCCGAAGTAAACGAAAACGGCTCGCTTACCGTAGAAACCACACTTGCGTTGATTGACGCAGGCTATGCAGCTGCACTCGCTATTGATAACGAAACTGGAGCTGTTAGAATCAACGCCGCCGCTTATCGCGACTTAGCACAAGCGAAGCTCGAAGCGCAGCAGGCAGATTATGCCGCGCAGATGATTGAGCTTCGAGGACAAAGAAATTCTATGTCGAGTAGGGTAAATCATCATAACATGAGTGTCACTGTCCCTCAGATTCAAGAAATTGATAATCAAATTAAAATATTAGAGCTTCAAAATGCCGCGGTCGGTAATATTTCAAACAATATCGATAGTGTTATTTCCGGTACTTACGGCAGAAGTTCTTCAAGCTCTTCACCTCGTCAATCCGTCACAAGAGCTCCGACCGAAAGACTCCAAAGACCGGAGAGCTCCGGTGGTAATATTATTTCGATTACAAGCTATGTTCCGACAATATGGGACGATGTCGCAACTGCGAACGCAAAGCTTGAAAGAGGGCTCGGAGCTTCGATAGTTGGTAACAGTTCTACAGGAAAGCTTGTAACCGGATTGGAAACACTTTCAGATAACGTGGGAAATATCAGCGTGCCAACTGCAAAAATCAGTACAACAAAAGAAGCTACATTGCGTGATGTTGTTAGTGCAATTAATGACTTAAAAGACTCGCCTACACCAAAACAGCCGCTTAATATTAATTTGACGGCACGCGATTTGACAATAGGACGCGTAGCGGTTGCCGATATAAATGAAATGACAGAAAGGGACGGTAAATCTCCGCTAAATAGGTAATGTTATGATATTTGAACTTAACGGCGTAAGCTTAGTTAATTTTTGCCGTCCTCCGCAGATTAATAAAACTCATCGAAGTCAATCAGTAAATATTGCGCTTAATGGAAACACTTTAGTTGACCGAATCGGCGGACATAAATTCTCTATAACTGTTGAAATACCATTTATAATAGATACTGAATGGAATGTTTTAGTTACAAGTATGGAAGCTATATCATTTCCAATAAAATTTGAATTTGGCAATGAAACTATAAATAGTCTTTTTCGCATTGACGGTGATATTCCGTCACCTATGATTTTTCAAAAGAACGGTAATAGCTATTATAGCGGAATACTGCTTAAACTGGAGGAAATGTAATGATTAATGTTTCCGCAAATTTTATAACACTAAGTACTTCTGATGAGCGTAATATAGAATTTAGAATTCTTATTAATAAAGGTGAATTAACATTTATTCAAGACTGGGAAATCAGCGATGTTGAAATTGAACAAATAGGTAGTAACGGCGGAATTGGTATCGGAAACGCTATTTCATGGCGTTTGTCTTTTAAAATGCAGTCTTCTTTTGAATGGGGTGAGGATTTTGTTTTTACTCCGCAGATTCGGTTTTTAGGTGCAACAGATAGTGAATGGCTTTCCTTCGGTGATTTTGAGGGAAACGATACGTCATCAAATAAAAGCACGCTGTCAGTTACCGCGTATGATGCGCTTTATAATACAGATATTCCATGCACATGGGAAGGCAGAAGTGCTATAAACCCTCTGACATTCCCCGCATCTATGCAGGATATGCTTAACTATGTCTGCGCAATATTACGAATCAGCAACGGATTTACCTGCGAGAATTTCACAGTTACTGAAAAGCCGGAAGATTATACATGCCGCGAAATTCTACGCTACATATCAGCTTCTCACGCGGGAAATTGTTATATTGATAATACCGGAAAGCTTAATATTAAACGATTTGAAAATACAAATGTTGAAATTTTGAAAGCAAATATTATTGAAATGGATATTAATAAAAAATCAACTTTTAAAGTGAACGGAATAGCTTTTCATCGCGGAGAATATATAATTTTTATTGATGGTGATGAACATGAATACAGCGATGACCGACCGGGTATTATTCACTGCGATAACCCGCTTGTTACAATCGAAATCGCTGAGTATGTTTGGAATAAGCTCGGTAGCATGGAATATCATAACTGCCAAATTGAAAAGCAAGGCTTTGGCTATTTACAATGCGGAGATATGTGCTCTATAGTTCCTGTTAATTCTGATAATAATCAGCCTTTAAACATCGTTATAACGTCGTTAAAATACGTTTTAAACGCTGAAACAGGATTTACTGAAATGCTCATTAGCGAAGCGTTTAATGAACGGCAGTCGGCAAATCGTAACAGCAAGCCTTCAGTCAGCACTCCGTTTTGGAATGAAGGTAATGGAACTGGCAGCGGAAACGTTATAAATAAACCTATAATTATAACTGTAAATCTTGCAAGGCATATGCTTAACAACTATTATACAGTTAAACTGGCTCCCCCGGATAGAATTATTTTTGGAAATATATCTAATCAAATTATCTGTCAAGGTTATATTTTTCATAGGAGATATGTTACAAATTTAGATATTAATACTCAGATATATAACAAAATCAGTCTTAGAGCGGAACGTGTAGTTGACGATGTTAAAGAAACAAAGATATTACAAAGAGAAATTACTCTTATCAGAGTAGATGAAATATATAATCCGACAAGATATACATTCAATGATGGAGATGGACGAAATAGTATAACAACAATAAGACCTAATATGGTTGGATTTGCATTGGTAAGAGCGAATATTTACGGACCTTCTAAAGATTTTCCAAACGGAGCATTACAAGCATTCAGTAGTGGTTCTCTTCATGACACAAGCGTAAATATGATGCATACGGGAACTTCTGATGTTATACCGAATACATATATCAGAGTAACAATGAACGGTCTTCTACTTGACGGCGGGTGGGTTTTTCCATTTGATTCAATTGAAGAATACAACGCCGCAATAAATCTAACGCAAGAGCCTGCTCCGCTTGGATTAATGCAAGTGGTACAAGAGTCAAGAATCGTTTTAGATACACCACCATTTATATCTGCTTTGAATAATCCGGAAATATTAAATGCAGGCCAATATTATAACATTGAGCTTGAAGTTTTAGGCACTCCTCGAATCGAATGTTATTGGGATATAGATAGTGGCGGAAGATTGCCTGAAGGAATGGAAATAACGCTTGACGGAAGAATAATAGGCACACCGACAATTACAGGAAACTATAGGTTTATTGTAAGTGCAGTGAATATTTACGGCACATACGCAAGAGAAATTAACATTAGAGTTATAAGTTAATGAAAGGAATTTATTATGCAAGGAAAATATAGAGTAATAGAGTTCAGACCCGGGGCTAATACATTTCGCCATTTTAGAGGGTTATCAACTTATCCAAAACCGACATTAGATGATTATCCGAATTTAGGATTTGGTAGTGAGCTTATTGAAATTGATACAGGAAACATTTTTATTTACGATTCTGATAACGATGTTTGGCTTGAATTGTAGGAGGGGAATATGAATTTATTTGAAATGCTTTTAGCAGTCAAAAGAGCAGGCATAGGAATCATATTACAACCCGAAATAGACGAGATTAAATCGTTGATTCCAACCGGAACGTCTCCCTCAAATTTACTTGTAAATAATGATATATTACAAGAAGCATTGAATTTGATTCCCACCGGACTGCGACCGCCTGTTGAAATCGAGCTTGAAAGTAGTTTGCCGGACGCATCAACCTTCACGAGCGACGACATCGGTTTATTTTGGATTATACAAATAATGGACGTAACCGCCGCAGGTCATACAGGGAAGGCGTGGGTAAACTACGAGGACGGCGACAGCAAAAAGCCGATTATGATTTATAAAGTTTACGACCATTATTACAGCGCGGACGGTGAGTCAGTAGTTCTTACGCCCGCGGGACAGTTGACGGTTAGTTCAGCTTGGATAAATGGAGTTATTGCTGGGTTAATATCTATACATGATACTAATCCTATAGCACACAGCGCACAATTTGCCGCTAAACAAAACCAATTATCATCGTCACAATTACAACTTTTAGACCAAACACCTTGGTTTGATTTAGTATTACAGAACGGGGCTGTTGCAGTATCTGGAATAATCCCAAGATACCGAAGAACTGGAAATCGTCTTGAGTTAGAGGCGGCTATTGCGTTTCCAACGGTAAGCGCGGGAATAAGTTTAATATTTGCAACATTACCCGCCGGATTTAGAGCGTTACAAACATTCAGAGATTGGGCGGTAAATTTTTCAAACGATATTACGGACGGAAGACTTGTTAGCGCGTTTGTTAACGGTGATTTACAAGTAACTACTCCGGCGTCAGGTACGCTTTGGATAAACATATCATTTGCTATTAATATTGATTAGGGGAGGTAGATATGAAACAATATTTTATATACGATGAAAAAACTAAAATCTATATTGAACCTGTAATATCATCAGAAATATTCGATGAAGAAAATCCCATGCCGCATAACTGGACGTATATTCCGCCAATTAAAGAAGACGGAAGCGGATATTTTAATGCTATGTTTACGGGTACAGGGTGGATTGAAATAGGTGAGCCTCCGGAGGTAGTTGTTGAACCGCCGAAGCTGACGACAGAAAAAAAGCTTAAAGCATTGACAGCGGCGGTTCTTGAAATATCAGCGCAGCTTCACGCAGGCGCGCGGAATTTGACGGCGGTTAGTGCATTGCAGAAGATAGTGGAAAGCGAGGAAAATTCAAGTGGAAATATTTTTTAAAGATATGACAGAGCGTGCAATAAAAACAGCGGCACAAACCGCTATTACTATGTTAGTTGGTTACAATTTAATCACAGAAGTTGACTGGTATCATATTTTAGGAGCGGTAGGTTTAATGACGCTAACATCTATACTAACAAGTCTTACAAGCTTGAAACTCGGCGATAAATGCACAGCGAGTGCAGTTAAATTAAAGGAGGAAGTTACTAATGGCAAAAAATCAAACAACTGAAAAATTTATCGTAAGCACGCATAAACTCAATATTCGAGATAAGCCGTCGATGAAAGGTAAAGTCGTTGACGATGCTCCGGTATTAGAGGGTGAGGAGCTCACCGCTTATATCGGCTCTGATATTGAAGCAGATGGTTATGTGTGGGTGAAGGTCGATTTCAAGGGTAAAAAACGTTGGGTGGTTAAAAATTATCTGTCGCCTTTAAGTCAAAACGAGGAGAAAAACAATAATGAAGAATAAACCTAAAATTACAATCGACCCCGGACACGGTCAGTTCGACAACCCGTATCCCGCCGCCAAAGGCTTTTTCGAGGGTACGCAGATGTGGAAGCTGGAGGGATTCTTGAAAACCGAGCTCGAAAAGCGCGGCTTCGATGTCGTCACCACCCGCCCGCGCATCACCGACAACCCGCCTGTTGACAATCGAGGAAAATTAGCGGCGAACAATGGCTCAGTGCTTATGCTGTCACTTCATAGCAACGCCCCCGCACAAGTCACTCAAACAGCCGTGACGGGTTCTGAGGTGTATCTGAGCATAAAAGGGCGTGAGCATAAGCCACTTGCCGAAAATATGCTTGCCGCCGTCTGCCGCGTTATGAATCACCAGTCTCGCGGAGTAAAGGAGCGCACGCTCGATAACAGCCAAAATAACGACTACTACGGCGTGATTCGCTCCGCCGCAAACAACGGCTGTACTTGTGCTATACTTATGGAGCACGGCTTCCACACGAACCCGCGCGACGCGGAGTTCTTGACTGTAGATTCAAACCTTCGCAGACTTGCTGAAGCCGAGGCGGATGTAATTGCAAAATATTTCGGATTAACAACTAAAACACCGCTGACTGCCGCCGATGCTGTAACTGCGCTGAGAGCGGAGGCGGGGCTCGAAGTCTTAACACCGGGTCAAACTGAAAAGCTCGACCTTAACAAAGACGGTAAAGTTACGTCCGCTGATGCGCTGATGATTCTGCGTGTGGTTGCGGGACTTACCGTATAATCATAAAAAAAGCGAATATTTTAAAGTAAAAATATAGAATATTACAGAAAGTATAAACTAACGATGTTTTAGTTTATAAACCTGCTCTACAAAAGCGTTTAAGCCCCTTTGATGTTGAAATAGTTTTCAACATTCGAGGGGCTTTTTCTCATTTTGCGTGTCAAATATTCTCATTTTGCGCGGTAAGCTACACTAGTCAACGTATTTTTAATAAGATTATAAAGCAACCCGATGTATATTGAATTAGCGCGATATAAAATTCTACTTTCGATTTGCTCTCTTGTAATTGATGATTTCACATGGTCGCCAAAGACATGAGCGATTGTTGTATTATCCTCAAAACAATAAATTTTTCGGGAGTATAAGGCCGCGATTGCTGTATTGTTCCCAATTATACTTCTTAGTTCCTTCCAAGAAGATATATCAGTATCGAATACAGCGCAAACAGGATGTGATAAAGATTCAAAAGCGTTTAATTTTAAAAAATTAGACACAGGTTGTCCGGAAAAACTTATCGGTAATTTTCTATATTGAAAATCCTTCCAACGAGTTTCAATTATTTCGCTAGAGCCCCTATAAGCAACATATATGTCATGTAAAAATTCGTCAAAGCCTTGTATTCTAACAATTCCAGAGCATTCATTTATGTTGCTTGCATCATTTATAAGTTTTTCCAATCGCATCGAAGGTTTTACACCGTCAGGCAAAGCCCAAACCAAGCCACCTGATAGAAATTGTGTGTTATGTATATTGCTTTCAAACACATTCATTATGGATTCATCAGCACCAGAATAACCTATGACAATGAGCATTTTGCCATTTAGATTATTGCTAAAACAAAAATTCATAGATGTTTCAAGCGATTGTAGTTCGCTTGATGTATTCTTAATATGGTCGTATCTATAATCGCCGTGGAGTTTAATAATGGAGGATAAAGCGTTTGTCAATGTGTCTGACCAGTTAATGTTACTATATACATTGAAGCTGTGATGAGGCGAAAGCGTTTTAATGCCAGCCTCAACAAGCTCATCGAAATTAGTTGTCCAAATATTATTAATTTGCCTATTAACAAACAAATCTCCTAAGCAAAGATGTCCAAGCGAAGGGCAAATATTAACCACCTTGCTTTGAATATATCGCTCTCTTGCAGTTGCTGTCGGATAACACGTTTCAAAGTAATGAGCATATTCATTTTGAGCATATAATGCTGGATAGTTGCCCTGAGTATCAAAATACGCTTGTAATTCTAACCTTGTTGATTCTGCATACAGGTCTTTGAATATATCTTTTGATACGCTATTCTCACTGCAATACAATTCGCGTTTAAACTCCCATACCATAGAACCACCAGTAGGTATACCGGCTTGTGCCGAAGCACCCGAACCTAAGAAAACATCAACTTCTCTTGTGTTCATTACTGCCATGCATCGTAGCAGTGCTGATTTATCAATGATGCGCATGCTTGTCCCCCGTTTCTTTACTGTCTCTCTCTTTTCATTTTTGTGTTTTTAGGAACACAGCGAATAGGTATAATTATTAAATACCATTCTTTATATTGTGCTTTTCTTTATAATTGTATCAGATTTTAACCCAAATGTAAATAAGGAAAGCAGTATTTTAATAAATATAAAAGCAAAACTTGACATACGTACAATTAAACAGTAAAATATAGACAGACGATTCACAATTTAATGAAATACCAAAAGGCAAAGTCGTTAAAAATAAACCTTTCTTTTTAATTGTAGGTAATATTAAAGCAAATACGATGCTCGACCATAAGAAAAAAGAGGTGAACCCCATGCACATACATTTCTACAACTACCCCACCGGAACCCTCGGCATCGCCGAATCAAACAACGCCATATCTCATATCTGCTACAGTAACAAAACACCCTTCGGCTTTGCCATAAAAGAAACCCCGCTTATTAAAAAAGCGGCGGCTCAGCTTGACGAGTATTTCACTGGAAAGCGCAAAGCGTTCGACCTGCCGCTTGAACTAAAAGGGACAAGCTTCCAAAACGCTGTCTGGAACGCTCTGCTCGCCATTCCATACGGCGAAACGCGAAGCTACAAGGAAATCGCCGAGTACATAGGAAACCCGCGTGCCTGCCGCGCTGTCGGCATGGCGAATCATCGGAATCCGCTTGCTATAATCGTTCCGTGTCACAGAGTTGTTGAGCATAGCGGCGGCTTGGGCGGGTACGCGGGCGGGCTTGACGTGAAGCGGCTTTTATTAGATTTGGAGATGAAAACGAATGAAAAATAAAAAGAAAACCGAAATCACAATCCGCTCGTCCGCCGCCGAGTATCTGACGTTCATTGCCTCGACAGGCGACGACGAAAAAAGCGTCGAAATGCGGTATCAGGACGAGAATATTTGGCTGACGCAGAAGATGATGGCAACGCTTTATGACGTGGAAGTTTCGACAATCAACGAACATATCGCAAAAATATATACAGATAACGAACTTGTCGAAGCTGCAACTATTCGGAATTTCCGAATAGTTCAAACTGAGGGTTCGCGGCAGGTTGAGCGCGACATAAAACATTACACGCTTCAAATGATTATCGCAGTCGGTTTCAAAGTCAACAACGAGCGGGCTGTGCAGTTTCGCAAGTGGGCGGGGCAAATCGTCAAGGATTACACGATTCAAGGCTGGACAATGGACGTTGAGCGGCTTAAAAAGGGTCATATGTTTACCGATGAATACTTCGAGCGGCAGCTTGAGTATATTCGCGAGATTCGCCTGTCTGAGCGGAAATTCTATCAGAAAATCACTGATATATACGCCACCTCCATTGATTACGACGTGACGGCTACAGCGACCAAAAGGTTTTTTGCCACGGTACAGAACAAGCTGCACTGGGCGATTCACGGACAGACCGCCGCAGAAATGATTGTTTCACGGGCTGACGCAGAAAAAGACCACATGGTTTCGTCTTTTTTAGATTTCGGCGAAGATATGGCGTTAAGGAAAATCCCAATGACGATGGCTGACTGGGAAACGCGGCTGAACGGCTTTATTGAGCTGTTTGATTATGGTTTGTTGCAGGACGCGGGAAAGGTTTCCGCCGAGATTGCGAAGCTTCACGCAGAAACCGAATTCGAGAAGTATCGGATTACGCAGGACAGGCTTTTTGAGAGCGATTTTGATAGGTTTATTATAGAAACAAAGGGCGATAATAAGAATTAAATAACATCTAATCACGATTTATATAATCGTGATTAGATTGTTTTGTCGATTCTTATGTCGAAATAAATCAAAATAAATATATTAAATACGATATAAAAATATATCTATTGCCTTTCCAACCCTTCTATGCTATACTTAATCCCATGAAAACCCTACTAAAAATCTACAAAAAAGCCGGCAAGTACAAGCTTCACATCCTCATCGCGGCAATCACGACATTAATCGTCACAGCCGCTAACTTAGCCACGCCGCGCATTACGCAGGAAATGATAAAGATTCTGCAGGATTCAAGCACGGCAGACATAGAATCCATGCCGAAGCTTGTGACAATCGCGCTGGTTCTGCTAATAATTTTCATAATCCGCGCGGTCTGTTCCTTTTTGCACAGCTACATCGGGCACGTTGCGGCGTGGAACTACGTTTCCGAGCTTCACGCGGAAATATATTCGCACTTGCAAAAGCTTTCAATCGGCTACTACAGCGATAAGCAGACGGGTCAATTAATGTCGCGCGTAATTAACGACACGCGCAACTTTGAAACTCTGATTGCCCACGCTGTTCCCGAATTAGTGTCGGGAATAATCTTGTTTATCGGCGTGAGCGTAATACTTTTCACGACGAACGTAACGCTCGCCGCGCTGACGTTTATCCCTGTGCCGTTTCTGCTTTTCGTCTTTCCCGTACTCAAAAAAGCCCGCGCCCGCCACAGGGAAGCGAACGAGCACGTCGCGGAGCTGAACGCACAGCTGCAGGATAATTTCTCGGGTATAAAGGAAATTCAGATTTTCAACCGTCAAGCCGACGAAAGCGCGCGCATAACTGCAACCTCGCGCAAATATTCAAGGTCGTTAATCCGCGCGCTGTTTTACTCGGCGGTAATGCATCCATTAATCGGCTTCGCGACAAGCGCGGGAAACGTAATCGTAGTCGGTGTCGGCGGTTATTTAGTCCTGAACAATCACGGTATGCAGCTTGATGAAATCGTGGCGTTTCTGTTGTATCTGGGCGTGTTTTACGGGCCTGTGGCGCAGATGGCGCGGCTTTTCGAGGATATGCAGTCGGGAATCGCAGGCGGTGAGCGAGTTTTCGAGATTCTTGAAACCGAGCCCGATATACAAGATTCCCCCGACGCAAAGGACGTTGGGAGATTAACAGGTAATATTGAGTTCAGAAACGTGGATTTTAGATACGACAACGACAGCGAAACGCTGAACAATATTAATTTCGTTCAGCCCGCGAATCAGATGTATGCAATCATCGGCGCAACAGGTGTCGGCAAGACGACATTAGCCGCGCTTCTGCCGAGGTTTTACGATGTGACGGGCGGTGAAATTTTAATAGATAATATTAACATAAAAGACATGACTTTGCAGTCTTTGCGCCGAAACATCAGCATGGCTTTGCAGGACGTGTTCCTGTTCAACGGCACAATCGGCGAAAATATTCGCTACGGCAACCCCGAAGCGAGCCACGCAGACGTGGTTATGGCGGCGAAAACCGCTTGTATCCATGATTTTGTGAGCGAGCTGCCGTTGGGCTACGACACTGTTGTCGGCGAGCGCGGCATGAGGCTTTCGGGCGGGCAGAAACAGCGCATTTCAATCGCGCGCAGTCTGCTTTGCAACGCGCCGATTCTAATTTTAGACGAGGCGACTTCTGCCGTAGATACCGAGACCGAGCGGGAAATTCAGGAGGCTATTCAGAAAATCGCGGGTTCGCGCACGCTGATTGTAATAGCGCACAGGCTGTCTACAGTTAAGCGCGCGGACTGCATAATCGTGCTGAAGGACGGGCAGATTGCAGAGCAGGGGAGTCATGGGGAGCTTATGGAAAAGGCGGGGCTTTATCGGCATTTGGTGGAGATTCAGAGGATTCGGGGGTGAGGGTTCAGTCGTTCCTCTACTCCTTTATAATATCTCCAATCGTATAAAGCACCAAGGCTTCATCTTTCCCCGCCTCATCAATCAACCCTTTCGTAAACCCCGACTTCGAGAACAGGCTGTACATGACTTTCGCAGGACTTACCGGTTTATACTTCGCAACCAGCTTTTCATAATCGCCCTGCCCAACCTTCTCTTTTCTAAATTTACACTCGCCGAGCAGAATATTATTTTCCCCCTTATCTACAGCCATTACGTCGATTTCAACTGCGCCGCCTTTCTTCCCGCCCCAAAAACGCCCGACCTTAGCCGCACGAAACGGCAGCCTGTCCTCACGGTTGAGCTTACGGATAAACTCCTTGCAAATATGCTCAAACACAGGTGACGCGAACTCGTTTAATTGCGGCAGAACAAAATGCTTGTACACACCCTCTGCATCTCCGGCTTCCAAATCCGACAGATTCGTGAATACGAAGGCAAACCAAAAACGGAAGAAATTATCAGAAATCTGATATAAACCCTTTGATGAAGACGCTTTTTCCTTATCACCGGATAGTACAGAAAACTCACGCTCGATTATTTCCAAATCCATGAGGTTTTTCAAGTACACGCTGATTTTTGATTTATCGAGCTGAGTTTTGGTATAAATATCGTTTAGCTGCGTGTTGCCAAGCGCAATCGCTTCTATAATAGTATTATACATCGCCGTTTCGCGGAGCTCCTGCCGCAGCAAGAATTCTACCTCGCTATATAACACACAGCCCTTTGTAAGTGTGTTTTTGATTATATTCTCGCCGAGCGATAATTTCGGGTCAAACTGCCGCAGATAATGCGGAATCCCACCCAAGACAGAATAAGCCAAAATCTTGTCCTCGTCAGAGTAATTCGGGAAGAACTTAATTGCGTCATAGAACGGCATTTCATTCATCTTATAAATGCCCGTAGCCCGCCCATAAAGCGGCTTTTTCTCTGAAAGCAATTCCTTTTCAATGAAGCTCATGGCACTGCCGCAAAGAATGAGCATAACATTCTCGTTTTTGAGCGTTTCGTCCCATAAGTTCTGTAAAATCGAAGGAATAGACGGATTCCCCTTGCACATATACGGGAATTCGTCTATGATTAATAGCTTTTTCCCGCCGTTTGAGGGCAGTTCCACGATTGAACGGAACGCCGCTTCCCAATCGGCAAACACATTGACGTACTTCGCCGCGGGGATTCCCGACGACAAAACCCGCTCCGAGAATGCCTTGATTTGCTTTGCGTCTGCGACTTCACGGCAGGAGTAGAAAACGTGCGGCTTGTCCTCACAAAACTTATGGAGCAGCTCTGTTTTCCCGACCCTGCGCCGTCCGTAGAGCACAATCAACTGCCCGCCGGGAGCGTTATATTTATCCTCAAAGAACTTTAATTCTTGTTCGCGACCTAAAAACATAAACTCACCTCATTTTATCTAATCATGATTATACAAATCGTGATTTGTATATATTTTAGCATATAATTTCTTTTTTGTCAACTGCTTTATATAAAGTTTAAATATTGTTCACGCGCCTTTACAGCCGCCGATTCCATTTGTGAGCTACAGAGGTATCCGTAATAGAATTCGCCAACTTCGCCATCGTATTCCCCGTACAAGGGCAAACCAACAGCACATCAAGCATTTTCATGGGACCCAATGGCTCAGCTTTCGAGATTGTATTTATTATTTCGCTTTCGCAAATGTCCGACAATTCCTGCGCGTTTTTCTTCGCCTCGCCGAAGCGCGTGTCTGTATTAAACGCGTTGTCCGACATAATCGGTATTAATTTCGCGCCAAGCTGTTTCAAAATCCGCGCCTGCCCGAACGCGTCCTGAAAAGTGCAGAACGAGCCGGTCATGGCAAAGCCTATTGTAATTCCGCTGAAATCAAGCATTTCCGTTTTCCTCCAGTATGTTTAAAATCGTGTCGGCGACGATGTTTCCCGCCGTGACAGGCGCAACCTTGCCGGGGAGCGACAGCGCGTGAATGATGTTCGTGCCCTCGTTTTTCGCGAGTTCAAAATTCTCGACACAGCTTTTCGTCGCAAGGTCAACGAGCAGGCAATCTGCCTTGAGCTTCCTGATTCGCGTCATGCTGAAAAGCGGCGCGTCAACCGTGTTTACGATTACGTCAAATTCTTCGAGCGCGTCGTCTAATTTCGACAAATGCAGCGTTTTGCACCCTTCTATTTCAGCCCACGCAAGGTCGGAATATTTCCGCGCTGTAACTGTAACCCGCGCGCCGAGCGCGACAAGGTGCTTCGCGACGACTCTTGATACTCTGCCGAAGCCTGTCAGAAGTATCTGCGAATTAAATATCGCCGAGGGCTTCTCCCGCAGAATTATTTCTATGCAACCCTCCGAGGTTGGCACAGCGTTTTTGATTATAAGTTCCTCCCGCTCGAAATAATCTATGAGCTTCAGTTCATTCTGTTCGCAGATTCTTTTTATTTCGGGGCTGCTTTTGCCGCAATAAACAACGCCGCCGCGCCAGGCGGCAAGCGGAATTATACTGAGCGGAAGCTGCGCCTTTGAAAAAGGCGCGTTTATAGTAATCTTCACGTAACGTAACTTTTTACGTCAATTGCCCCTACGCGAAGTCGCGTAACATCTTCCGTTGGCATTTCCCCGCTTTTTATTTTCCCGACAAAACTATAAAAAATATCAATTTTGCGGGTTTTTGCTTCGCGGTTGATTTCATAGATTAAAACGCGGTCAATAAATTCGTGTGCAATTTCATAATTTAATTCTTGAATGTCGCTGTACTTGCCTACTAACTGAATAAAACGGTTAATGTCGTGCTTTGCTTCCTTTTCGGCGTTTAACACACTTTCTAATTCGTCCGCCCGCTTCGTGAGGGTGTTTTTTTCTTCCTCATAATTAGGTGCAAGGGTGGTAAATTGTTGGTCTGACAGCTTTCCCAGCGCGTTATCTTCATACAGCTTACGGAAAATAACGTCAAGGGCGTTTATTCTCGCCCTCGCTTTGTCAAGTTCCTTACGGTTTTGCTCTGTGATTCGCTGTGCTTCGGTTTCGTTGTACTTGTTAGCGGTAGCAATAAATTCTTGTTCATGCTCTTTTACATAGGTTAAAACGCGCTGTAAGTCCGCAAGCACAAGGTTACAAACAACTGATTTTCTTATGTAGTGGGTGGTGCAGGGGCTTCCGCTCCGCTCTCTGTTGCGATAAGCAGCGCAAGTATAGGCGTGATTTCTCGGCGGTGTTTTTACGCCGATTTGTGCATACATCTTTTTTCCGCAATCCCCGCAGAATAATAACCCCGAAAACAGGTCAATTTCGTCTGTTTTGGTAGAGCGGTGGCGCGTTGCTAATCGTTTTTGAGCCAGTTCAAAAGTTGCTTCATCAATAATCGCCTCGTGAGTGTCGGGGAAAAAATAATGCTTTTCTTTAGGCATTTTCTTTTTCTTTTTCGATTTATACGATATTTTGTTGAATTTATTGGTGACTGTATGCCCCAAATATTCTTGGCGTTCTAAAATATCATAAATCGTTTTATTTGCCCATACATAGGGTACGGAACCCGCTACCCTGTAGAGGTCAAACCCTGTGCGTTGAAAACGCAAAGCCCCCACGGTCAAAACCTTGTTGTTTTTGAGCCATGTTTGAATTTCGTAAATAGTCGCGCCTTTGGTGTACATTTCAAACATTCTTTGTACATGGGGCGCGGTTTCGGGGTCGATTATTAAATGGTTTTTGTCGGCGGGGTCTATAATGTAGCCGTAAGGATACGCGCCGTTCACGCGTTCGCCCCTCTGTGCTTTAGCCTGTTTGACTGCTCGGATTTTCTTTGACGTGTCGCGGGCGTAAAATTCGTTAAACCAGTTTCGCAGGGGCGTAAACTCGTTATCTTCCCGCGCTGTGTCTACTCCGTCATTGATTGCTATGTAGCGCACGTCATATTCGGGGAAAATAATCTCGATTAGCTCCCCTGTTTTTAAATAATTGCGCCCCAAACGGCTTAAATCCTTAGTTATTACCGTTGCCACGTTCCCCGCTTGGACTTCGCGTAGCATTGCCTGTAACCCCTCGCGCTCGAAGCTGACCCCCGATATTCCGTCATCAACAAAAAATCGGGCGTTAAAAAAGCGGTGTTCATCGGCGTATTTTTGCAAAATCAATTTTTGATTTTGAATACTTCCCGACTCACCCGCCTGTAAATCATCTTGACTTAAACGGCAATAAAGCGCGGTTATTTTATCCTGTTTCAATTCTTAAAGAACCTCCTTTCAGCCATGCTGACAAGGGTTTTTGTATCAATCGGGATTATACTATATAAAATGGTGTCGGTCAAGTATCATTTATGGGGGTGTTGTTTATATTCCTCATATCCCGCAAAAGCAGTTTTTCAATTTTGCGGTGCAGGGTTTCGGTGGCTTTTTCGCTTGCGGTAGAATTGACAGTATAAGTCACGCCGTCAATTATGTGTTTTGTGGTGATGATTTCATCATTCAAGCCCTGCACCCCCATAACATGGATAAATCAAGTTTTTTCTTGTTTTCCTTGTCAATGGTAGGGTGGAGATTTTTATTTCCGAATACAAGAAATAAAAATACAACCCGACATTGCACAACACACCAAAAATTATAATATTCAAGGGGTTTTGCTTAACCGCAGTTAGGCAAAATCCCTTATTGCAAA